CCTGGAAGTCGTAAATCATCGCGTCAATCAGGCAACTTTTGGTTTTCCCGGTTGGAATGTCGTCGGACAAAATGATGTGATCACCGAAGTCATGACACCATCCCAGCATTGAAGTCGTAGCCGTATACGTTCGGCGTTGGTGGAGATATTTCATTAACCGACGCATCCCGATACGCCAGGCGCGATCTGCAGTCATGGCAACATCAATGGTGTAGGACTCCGTTTTGCGCGGAAAAGGATTTTCCGGCGTCCGGCACTGTACGGTTTCCTCCGCCCAGGTCACAGGGTTGATATATTTCACATCCACGCCATCAAAATCATCCTCCGACGGGACCCTGAATGACGTCTGCATTTCCTCCACGGTATCCTGAGGAGTAATGATCCCTGTCCAGCTTTTGACGCCCTCTCTCCCGACAGAAAGCAACCCGTCAGATAGCAGAAAATACCCCATGCCAGCCTCGGCTATTTTGTCGAAAATATCCTTTGCTGACGTGCTGTCACTGCTTGCCTGGTGATCAAAATATTCTCCCCTTGGCGTCCAGTAGGTCGCCTCCAGCGTACTGAGTGCCGCAATGTCGATCTGGTCGTCGCGATATCCAAGACTGCGGGCAAGATGCAGGAACGCACCGCTGATTGTCCTGTCACCACCGCCATCATAGTTTCGCGTGGCGACAACACTCACACGCTTGTCTGACTGCGCCGCCAGCTGGCCGCCGGTTTCAACCGTGATCCCTATTGTTGATATCCCTGCGTAGGAGGTTGGACGGGAAAGTAAACGACCTCTGAGCGCCTGCCAGAACATGCTGTCTCTCGCGTTGTTGCTCCCCTGCTCGTTACGGCGGCGGCATCTAACCTCCACCAGCCCGGGAGAGGACAGATCAAAACGCTCTGTAAAACCGAGGCCATTAACGTTTTTAAGCGCGTAAACCCCTGGCTTACTCGTCCACCCTGATCCGGAACCATAAACGCGATACTGGATTTCATACTCGACATGGCGGACCCGCTTATTCCCGTTGTTCTGGAACCCACAAATTCCGTTTGGGAAAGCAAAGTTGACCTCGAAGGCGTCCACAACTTCATTTTGCGGGCAGGCCAGAAAGGGGCCTAGCCAGGTTTCATTATCGTTAATACCAGACGCGGCAAAATCCACGACGGTACGGGTCATAAAGCCTGACCAGGTGCTGTCAACGACACCGTTAACCACACGCTGTACGGTCGCAGAGGGACCATCAGTAGACGCTATCTGGTATTCGTTGCCACGGTGCGCCAGGGAAATCCGCTGAGTGCCTTCCGGCAATCCGGAAAAGGCAGTGCCAGAATCGTATGCCAGCGTCACGCTGGCTGTTACCGCAGGGCTTCCGCCGCTGGATGCTGTACCAGCTGTAAATACCGGGCTGTCACCAAATACTGACGCAGGCAGGAATGATGACGTAATGGAACCGCCACGCCAGGGGCTGGAGATCTCCACGATACGTATCACGCCGCCATCATCCTGAGCAATGAGCCCCGAACCATTCAACCCGCCATTAATCGCTGTGAGCACGCCAGACATTGTGCCGTAATTGGCGACCAGAGATATGGTATAGGTGATACCCTGCCAGGTCAGAGCAAAGGTCTGGCTGGTTGTCGTAAAGTCATACGTTGACGGCGACGCACTGGCGCGTAATACCGCAGTCGCTCCCCCTGTTCCCGGAACGGCGTCCTGGTGAGGGGTATACGTGGAGATCTGCAGATCATAGTCAGTACCGTTAAACGTTAGGGTGACAGGCATTCCGCTGAATGGCGCAATCTCTGACACGACGTCTCCTGTCAGCACGTTAAAACCGCCCTCGATGGATACCTGATAATTCACTGGCGCTTTCAGGGTGACAATTGCACCGGCGATCCAGCCAGGAGGAAGTTTGTTCTCATCCTCGTCTTCATCATTATCATCATCGACATCGAGGCCAGAAAACGAGACAGAGGCACCGGTTACGGTCATGGCATCAGCAACGATATCACTGGCTTCAGGGGCAGTCTGAGCCATATCGAGGCCGCTGCCGCTCGACGTTCCCCCAACTTCCGTTGAGTTGAACCATATCTCACTGCGACGATCCCCAGCCACATTATCGCCGGGCCCATAGCTGGTATATGAAAATCCCTCGCCTAATGTCAGCGCCGGAGTTTCTCCTACCCGAAAATCCCCACCGGTATAGGAGAAACGCCCATATCCAAGGCAGACAAACATTTCGACCGTCATTCTGGTGGGATCAGCGGGGTCGAATCGCGTTACCGGCTGCACCAGGTAATCCGGGTAAATCCGGTTTCGCCCAAAAGCCTCCCTAACGGGATCGCCAAGCTTCGCTGTATTGGCTTTAGCCGGATTCAGATCCAGCGATGAAGCGTTACTGGATGAAAAACCGCCCAGCTCCGGTTTTGGGGCAAAGAATAATGCATAGGCCGTAGACGCAATGGATACGGCCACCGAAACCCACGCGGCAATTTCAAGACCCGTGCCATACGGAATGGGATATATCCGCACGTCACTGTCTGGCCGCAACAAACATAACGGCCATTCCGCCGGGGGGACTGCCTGGCCGTTCAGCTCGATCACGACAGGATGAGTTTTATCCTGTGAATAGCTCGGGACATTTCTGCACATCCACTCATGCAGCGTCAGCACACCATGATCGTGCGTTTCAAGGGGTTCACCCGGTAGCCGGGACGGGTAAAACTTTATCGTCATTGCCAGAACTCCACGCGGTTAAAGCGGCGGATAAATCGCGCCAGTGGCAGAAACGTAACCCCCGAGCCAGGATTACATTCCGCGACCTGCAGCTGGTTATCGAGCATCACAACAATCCCGACATGGGAAACCGTTGAACCCGAATAGCAAGCCACTCCGGCACCTTCACACGGGGCACAACGTTTCAGCGAAAGCATCAGCTTTCTCGCTTCCCGGTCGAGGCCCCCACCGTCTTTGGTCACACCTGCAAAATCCGGCCATTCAGGTAGCCCCAGGTCGCGACGTATCTCATTCACAATGCCGAAGCAGTCGAGTTTTGGAAAAGAGCGACCGCCCTTCAGCCAGGTGACTGAACGGTATTTATCAGCGATAAACATATTTGCCTCAGATTAGTAACGTAAGCCCGGATGCTCGGCGAGGTTGTAACGTTTACGGGGCCAGGCTGTTTTGAGGACATTCATATAGCCTGCCGTGACCTGAACTGCTGTCGGGGTCCAGGAGCCGGATTTGATATCGAGCGTATACGGTGATGATGCCGGAGCAGACAGATCGGATGAAATGTACCGCCTGAATGTCAGCGTGGCTGATTTCATTTCATCCAGAATTTTATCGATCGCCTCTGAAACCCGTCCGTCAATATTGCTGATAGCAAACTTTAAATCCTGTGTCCCGTCGGCGTTCCTTGCTGGTAAGGCGATATCTATCGCGCTGGCCTCAAACGTCACCGGCTGACCATTTTCCAGCGTCACTGAAACGTCATCCCAGCCACTGGTTAGCCAGTAGTTATCATCGCCTGCCGATATCTGCAACGTATCGTGAATAACCTCCGATCCGCTGCTGGCATATAGCCGCTCAAGAATTGTCATGCTTCGGCCACTCTCTGTTTAGCGCGATATCCAGTAACGACTGGCCCGCCAGCCATTCCGGGTAATTTCCCCAGCCTGAAGGCGGTAACGGGCGTTCCCATAATTCCAGCGTTGCGCTGTACTGCCAGTATTTTGGCGCGACCAGCGTCGGCCCTTCGTAAATATCCACGAACCTGGCTTTATAGGGCTTTACCCCGATGGGAGTCTGGAGTTTCAGATAGAACCAGGACTGGCCATCTTTAAGCGCATCCCTGAAAAACGCCTCAAACACCTGCGCCAGAGCATCAGTTTTAAAAATCCATTTAACTGATGCCTGGGTGGGTGTTGAGGTATATCGCCTTCGTTGTTGAGCGCGACCGGACGTCATCTCCGTTCGCAGTAAAGGTGATATGGGCTTAAACCCGTACCCGTCCATAAGCGGCATGGGCAGGTATTCGTCCGGGTAGAAAATATCTGCCATGAATATTCCCTCCGGGCAGGTTATCGTGGTTTTTTGGGCTGAAGGTTGGAGTAAAGAGCTCTACCGAAGGCATTTTGAGGATTGTTTACGTCGCTCGTCAGTTCAGATTTTATCTGTTTAGCCAGGCGGCGGCCGTGGGCATCCAATGTCTGCATCATCACATCATCCGGTTTACCAGTGAGGTGGTAATTGACGTTGATGTCACCCGTTGAAAGAAGTTGTCTTTCCTGCTGCTGCCTCGCAGCGTTCTGTACCGCCGGCGATTCCCGCCCAACAGCTTTGACCCCCAGCGAACCATCAGCACCACGGGTAAGCGGCATGATGGCTTCCGGCCCGGCCTCGCCGAATACACCCGCACCTTTCGCAAACGCAAAATATTGGGGAGTGCTGTAAACACCATTGCTGTAGGCAGAAAGTGACGGAGAATCGTAAACGCCTCCGAGAGCGTTAAATGAAAAATTAGCTCCCGCGCTTTGAATAGCGGTACCACTACTTGCCGCACCGCTGGCACCGCCAAAAAGACTACCGAACAACCCACCCGCTCCGCCGCCAAATGACGCCATAATCGCTTTAGTGATCAACGCCTGTGTTGCCATCTGGATCAGCGTCTTAATCACCGTTTCGCCCAGGGAAGAAAAAATATTCGACATCCCATCTTTAAACGAAGCAGCGCCTGTCAGGACGTTTGTCAGGTTGTTGGAGATAGAGTTAGTGGTGGCATCCAGAATCTCGCTGGTTGCAGTGGCAGCCATTGAACTCAGATCAGAAGCCTGATCGGCATAGTTCATCAGGGAATCGCTGACCCCCGCGCGCCAGTCTGACTGCTGTTCATCGGTTTTTTTGTAATACTCCTCCTGAATATCCAGGCGTTCGGCAAGCGCTGTTTTAAGCGCTTCCGTTTGCTTTTTATACAGGTCTTCGGAAATCTGCCCACGACTGAAATCACGCTGTAAGTCACGCTGCTGCCTGAGAAAATCAGCACGAATATCCGCCATTTCCTTCATTCGGTCACGGGCTTTATCCCCCTGTCCCGCGCCGAGGAAATCGATATTCCCCCTTTCCCGGGCGGCAGCATTACTGTCGGCCAGACCTTCGCGGAATGTTTTTAACTGTTCAGCGATATTTTTCTGATCAATAAGCGCCGCATTGTGCAGCAACGTTTCCTTTTTGGATTTTTCAAGCGAAGATAATTCCCCCTGAGTAACCTGATATTTCATCTTTGCCAGTTCAGTGTTTTGGCTGGAAAGAGCAATTTGCTCCCGTTGCTGTTTAATCAGCCGGGTATAGGTATCTTCGGTTTTCTCCGCCTCGGTTTTCCCATGCCTTCCTTTTGGCTTGGGTTTATTTTCCTGGTTGTTTCTCCATTCATTCAGGCCGTTATTAATCAACTCCTGCCGTCCGGTCTGAAACTGTGGGTCGTTAGTTAACCCCAGGTCATCCGCAGCATAACCCAGTCGTGCGCGCTCTTTGTCCTCACCTTTGAGTTTTGAAAGCGCCAGATCACGACGGCTTTTTTCCAGTGCAGCCGTTTGCTGGGTTGTGAGGTCTACCTGCGGTAAGCGTAGTGGTGCGTTTACCAGCCCCTGCCGGGCCATGAGGAGATTATTTCCGAGACCCAGCAAACGGTTAAATTCAGTATGCTCACCGTTCATCATTAATAACGATTGATATGCTGAATTCTGTTCTGCGGCCTGCTGCCGGATTAATGCTATTCGCCTGTTCTCTATCCCTTCCAGTACCGACTGGATCGACTCAGACTTAGCCTGCATCTGAGTCAGCCTCTCCTGTTCAACGGCCAGAGCGGAAGTCGCTTCTTCCAGACTACGGGTGACCGTTTCAACCGAAGTAAGGTGGTTTATCATGAAACCGCCACTGGTTGTCGGCCCGGGGTTGGACAGAACATACTGATAGCCCGCGATCTCTTCCTTCAGGCTTTTTACTTTTGATGCCTGTGCATCAACAAGACGGTTTTGCTCCTCCAGCGCCTGACGGGTTTTGGTCTCATTATCAGAAACTTCGGGCAGGGACATTGATTTTGTCTTTTCACGGACTGCATCAATGGTGTTTGCATATTCCTGAGCGGATATTCTGGCCTGTTCCTGATTCTGGTACATCGTGTACCAGGCACCGGCACCAAGCAAAACCAGCCCTGGAATACCGCCAACGAGGCTTAATGCTCCACCCATGAGCCGGGAACCTACAGCAGTAACCGAGTTCAGCGCAGTCTGAGCGGATACTCTGGCCTGAATATTACGGTTAAGTGACTCCTGCGCCAGTGAGAGCCGTTTTTCTGCGGCGGCCTGCGCGTCTGTACCCCGCGCCGCTGCCAGTGCCTGCTGAGCACGATAAACTGCAGCACGCGCGCGAGCTGTCGAAACCTGCGTCCCTCTGACCTGGGCTTCAGCTAAAGCTACTTCACTTTTTGCAGCATTAATAATCCCAGCCGTTGCAGAGCTGGCACCAAGAGCCATATTTCCCAAATATCGGGCTGCACCAACGGCAACAAGCGCTCCGGCAGCAGTGGCGACCTGATCAATATTGTTGGCTACGCCATCAAGTAATCCGGTTAAGGTATTTGTCGCGCCACTAGCTTCATTAGCTCCACCGACCCATTGCATAAAAGCGTTTTCAACTTTTGTTGCCGACGATGAAACAGTCTGCGGCAATTCACCATATTCATTCCGTAGCTTACCAAGCTGGCTGATGAGGGCTGGCACTACTTTATCAATGGTTAACTGCCCCTGATCCGCCATAGATTTAAGGTCTTTACGCGCAACCCCCATCCCTGCCGCAAGCGCCCGTATAACCCTGTCGCCGCTCTCGTTGACGGCATTGAATTCTTCACCTCTCAGCACGCCCTGCGCCAGAGCCTGGCTAAACTGAGTGATGACCGAACTGGACTCCTGAGCATTCGCGCCAGAAAGTTTTAAACCAGTAGAAATAGCCTCAGTAATATCCAGCACCTGGCTGGAGCTGTAACCATATTCCCGCATTGAGGCTGCTGAACGGGAAAATAAATTAGCGTTGTCAGAAAAAGATGTACCCGTTTTCTGACTGATATCCATCAGCTGTTTTTGAGAGCTGGTAAAATCATCAGTTGACTGAGATGCCTGTTTTAGGCGGGCGTTTACTGAATTCCATTCATCAGCCAGGGCTATTAAATGCCCCGTAGCAAAAGCACCAGCAAATGCCCCGGTTAACCCCAGTGCGGTAGCCTTTGCTGACTCCATCTGGTCAGTTAGCTCAGCAACAGAACGGCGAGTTTCCCGAACTGAAGCCGCAGCCTGCCTGCCGCCATTCTGCATTGTCTTATAATAATCAGCCCCCATACGTGACGCGCGGGCTATCTCGGTCTGGAATGACTGAGAGTTAGCAGAAACTTTAATGATAAGTTCACGCAGGGTTGCCATTTCATTTCCTCAGAAACAAAAAGCCCCACATTGTGGGGCTTTTTTATGATTTCAATATTATTAAATTAAACCAGCTTTTTTCCTTGCTTCTTCCAGATAATCTTTTTCTGGTTCCTCTTTTTTATGAGCAAGTGCAATCAGAAGATCAATTTGAGCACTTTGCTTTTCAGAGATTTCTTTAAGCATAGCGATCTGATCATTAGCTCTTACGCTTCCTCTGTTCAGGAAATACCAGATAACAAGATCAATAAGGCGAGCAAAAACAAATAATAATATCCAGCCAGTAGTAGTCATTTAAAGCACTCCGTGTGTCAAAAAAAACAACATAACACCTGTTATGAGTGGCATCCACACGAATTATTACTGGCTATGCTGACGCAGCCAGCAGCGCCGCTTCCAGCCCTGCAAAGGGATCGCCGCCGTCGTTTACCTCAATCTCTTCTGTGCTCCACTGAAGCTGAGCATCTTCAATGGTGACTTTACCGCCCTGCGCTCCGTAAACAGCAGATACCAGCTGAGCATTGAGGATATCGCCGCGAATATCGCCGATTGGGCTGATACGGTCGTACTCAGCCCACATCCTGAATTCGCCAACCGTCATTGTTTGTCGCAGTTCGCCCAGCGTGCGGCCCATCCGGAGCGCCAGCGCCATCAGGAACTGCATGCCAGGCATTTTTACTTTGCTTTAGCATCATCCGCGTCACGAATGAGATCAAGTGCCTGCTTCAACAGCCGGGAATGCACAGGGCCATAGATCGCTTCAACCTGTTCGGTGTCATCGACAGTAAAGACGGGATGCAGGTCGGTATCCAGCAAAATATCGATGAAAAGCGTGACGTCGGCCCGCATCGTGCGGAAGGCTCGTTCTGAAGGGGTCAGTTCTGGTGCCTCCTGGGGCTCCTGCCCTTCCGGTAGTTTGGGTGGTTCCGGGCTGGCAATGCCCTGCCAGCGAATCCAGGCTTCTGCTGATGGCTCACGAATGATGACTTTGGCGTTATCCCACTCCGGAACGGAGACTTCTTTTTTACGAAAGCCCGCCATCGGTGCCAGTGCCAGTGCTTTAAGACTCGGTTTTGACATTAATTTTATCGCCGGTCTCCCGGCGCTCCGTTAATTGATGGTGACGGTGCAATCAGAAGAAGTGATCACAGTGCCATCGGCATCAGTAACCACGCAGGAATAAACCCCGGCATCACCGGATACAGCGCTGGCTTTCGTAAACGTTGCGCTGGTCTGGCCGCTGACCGTCGAGGTGCCCTTTTTCCAGGCGTAGGTATAAGGTGCCGTACCGCCCTGGACGACCACGCCCATGGTCAGGGCGCTTCCTGCCGCGACCGTTTGGGACGCCGGAAGGTCAGTAGCAAAGGACAGGACTCCTGGGGCGTTAATATTGGTGGGTTTACCTTTCAGACGCAGCGAGAACGTTGCAGCAACCACGCCATTGGTTTGAGAATCCCAGGTGTGCTGTCGTACCTCAGCGCGCATCAGGAATCCATTACCAGACGGGAAAATAACCTTAAACCCATAAACCCCGTCGTTATCATATGCGGCACGAAGTGCATCCTGCGCCGGGTTGCGGTAGAAGTTACCGGAAAGTGACATTTCAGACGGAGCAGGAAGGCCGTTGATATTTTCCGTTTCATCCGAACAGAGCGTTGTCACGTCAATATCGTTTTTCTGACCAGCGGTAAAGCTTGCCTGTTTGATAGTGCAACTCAGGTTTAACCAGGTTGCGGTATCCAGCTCTGCCTCGGTGACCGGCACAGAGGTAATCATTACTACCGTTTTTT